TGTTGTTGGGCATTTCTTGCTTGTTGTTCTGCTCTTTTTGCCCCTTGGTCTTCATTATAGTCAATAATTTTCCTTAAGTAATATTGACGCAACCAAATAGGCATATTATAGACAGAAATGTAATCCCACCCACCATTTCCATGATATAGGAGATTCCAAATTTCGTTATGTATGTAAGGTCTATCTTCGGCGGTTAGGAAAAAAAAATGAAATGTCTATCGGTAAATCCATCATCTCAATTTCTCCGTTTGACGATTCATATGCGAATGTCATATCCACATCTGGTGTCATTTCGTATATCTCATCTCGTAGAAATGAAGAGTCACCTGCCAACAACTCATTATCAACATAACTTCTTATTGCTTCTTTTTTGTCATTACCATCTACAGCAGTTATTGCGTGTTTTAGACGAGTTGTCATTTCTGGCATTACACCAGTTGTTTTTTCAAGTTTCTTCAACCCTTTAAGTTCAGCATCTATAATCTTATCATCACCAGATGTTAATACTTTTAGTGTGACTTCTCTTTTTGAAAGAGGTAACTTAGTAGTAAATTCACGACTCCCTTCAATAAACTTTGAGAAATCAACTTTTCTATTATCCAATTTAGATAAGTCTACATTAATTTCTTCTTTATTTTGTGGGTCGTTTGGGTCGGTTACTGAAACTTTATAATCTTTTCCATATCCGAGAACTCTTGCTGCTATCATTAGAGCGTTCTTATCACCTAACAATAGTGAATTTAAATCTACTTTTTCAACAATTAAGTTTTCTAATACTTTATCAAATGCTATACCTTTTCTTAGTAGAGATTGTGATGTTAAAATATCTTCTTCTTTTGCCGTCATATATCTCATTTCTACTTTTCCAGAAGAAAAAGGATGTTCTTTAGGATATAATTTTCCTTCAGAGGGTAAATCTATCATCTCAGTTGGAAACTGGGATTTTACTTGTTCGCTCATATTTTGTTAACTCCGATATTAGATGTTAAAACCATTCTGTATATAAATATGTATCAAAAGTAAAAAACCCCTAAAAAAGTTTCAGGGGTTCTTTATGGTGTATAGTATAGTGTGGACTATATTAAAATTGTAGTACCGCGTAGTCGTAAGTCATTGTTACACTAATTTCTACAGGTTGTTCTTCTGCCCAACTTAAGTCTCCAAAATTTGCTTCCGAAATGTAAGCACCCTTTAGTGACCACTCTTCAACCTTATCACCTACTGGACCAAGTACATTAAATACAATGTCTTTCTTGTAGAAGTCTGCATATCCATTACGACCAGTAACAGACTCATGTGATAAACGAATCCATTCAATGACCGATTGTGCTCCACTTGGAACGATAGGGTCATATAATGTTATTGTTATAGGCTGCCAATCTGCTTTACCCTTTAATTTTCTCTTTACATTGATATGGTCAAGTACTATTTCTCCAAACTGAAGAGTAGGTCTCTGCATAGTTTTAATCAAGTATGCTGGGATACCTTCAAGATACATGACATATCTGTTCTGAACCTTTGGTTCAAACGCTGTAAAAAATACTTCTTGCGGTGTTAATAATTCTGCCATTTTGACTTCTCCAAAGTTTAATATGTTTCTTCGGTAATAAATATATACTTAGTTGAATTTTCGTCCAGTTTTAAAACAAAAAACCCTCTAAAAAGAGGGTTTTCTGTACTTTTTATGTTTTCACCAATTACTCAGGGAATGCTGCTCCTGTAGGTAATATGTTGAAATCAAGTATGATGAACTCTGCAGTTCTCGTTGGTTGTAAGAATATCTGACCATACATGATATTTCTATCTATCAAGTCTGGTGTATTATTAGTATCATCCATTACGACCTTGAACGCTGACAATCCACTTCTCTGTTGTACTGACTCAAGGAAAGGATTTACAATTCCTAAGAATCTGTTACGAGTAGCTGCGTTGTTTTGTTCAAATACTAAGAACTTCGTTGCTGATGCGATGAACTTCTTAACTGCAATCAAGAGTCTTCTTACATTAACTCTGTCCAATGCACTTGGTTTGATTTGAAGTGTCTTTTGACCCCAAATACAAATACCTTGTCCAGGAAAAGTTGCAATCGGATTGATTCTTGCTTCATAAAGGTCATCCCTTTCTGCAAGAGTCAAACGACTCTTAACTTGAATTGCATCTGTGATACCACGATTCAATCCTGCTGGAGCGAACCATTCATGTGCTAATGTATCATTTTGTGCTATCACACCTGCTACAACAACTGATGGTGGAACCCAAATGTATGTATTGTTATCAACATCTCTTATCTGTACCCAAGGGTAATAAGTTGCAACATAACTTGAGTCAAACGAAGTTAACTGAGTTGTTGCTGATGTTACTGCAGTTGAGTATTCAAATGCGTCCATTACATAGAAAGCATCTGCTCTATCTTCTGCTACATTTTTCGCTTTAGTTGTCACGGTTGGATGTAGTCCTTGTAAAACACCTGGAACTACAATCATATTAATATCAAATTC